CTACACCAGGGTCTATTTCAGCCCAAGCTGTTACATTAACCGTACCTACACTTGATTGTGCTTGATTTCCTAGTGGTGATACATTTGCACTAGCGGTAACTGTAACAGAACCGATTGAAGAAGACATTTGACTTCCCGTTACATTGTATATTGAAGATTGTGATGCCGTGCCAATAGAACTTGTCAAAGACATACCACTCAATGTAACATTAGCATCTGCAGTTGGTACCTCTTCTCCTATTGATGAAGTTAATGACATACCTGTTACTGCAACAGTGTGATCTGTAAAGGCGGACTCCTCTCCTAATGTCATGGTTATTTCAGAGCCAGTTACTGAAACGTTTGCGATACCTGTTACACTCACGCTTCCTATCGATGTGTTCATTGTATGCTCAGTAACTACTATTGAAGCATTACCATCTGCAGCTACAGAGAAAGTACCTAATGTTGATTGTAATAAGAAACTTGGTAAAGTCCCTGCTCCTGTTGTGCCTTCAATAGTGACTGTAGGAATTTCAATGGTGCTTGGACTTTGAGTTGCAAAAGGTGCTTGACCAAAAGCTGTTAAAGTATCTTGTGTAAATGTTTTATTACTTACTGATAACTCTGAACCAGTTACTGGAACACCTATGTCAATAATAGAATCTGAACCTATTGAAGAAGTTAACTGTGATCCTGTAGCACCAACTAAAGCTGATGTACCTGCAACTGATGTTCCAATATTAGAAGATAATTCAATTCCTGATACAGTAACATTAGCAGAACCAGTATTTGATTCTTCACCTATTGAGCTAGTAAGAGATAAACTTGTAGCGTAAGCTATTACCGAGTTAGCTTCTGAACTGAATGCCGCTTCAGAATATGCGGTTATTCCAAAAGCCATTGTTTAGGCCTCTTTTTTTTCTTCTACCTTTTCTTCTTTTGGTAATTCTTTACTAAGCAGATCGGAGTAGTGTTTTTGTATGATTTCTAAATCTGTATATTCAATACTTAATTCATTTTTTTTTGAAACAACATTTTGTATTTTCTGTAAATAAATTTTACCTTGATCAGACAACTTTTCACTATCATAATTTTTATCGTTAAATTTAAAAATCATTACACTTCTTTCAATTCAAATCTGTATTTTTTTCCAGACTTATTATTTAAAATAAATAAATGTTCTGCACCCTCTTGAATGGTCCAATTACCTTTTGTACCATCAACAGCATTACCTTCAGCTTTCGCTTCATTACTTAAATGTAAGTCACCAGTATATACATGTTGCCAAACATTTCCAGATGCTCCAAGATCATGACTATCGTTAGCTCCTGGAACAATATCTCCAGTTACTGTTAGTGTAGATCCGTCAAAAGTCATATTAGCTTCAGCATTTTGTGCGTCAGTTCCAGTTGCTGTAACGACTCTGTTATTTGACCCGTTTGTCATAAAGTCAGACACGTCTACAGAAATTGCATCTGCAGCTACATCAATACCTGTACCTGCTCCAACATTTAAAGTTACATCACCTGATGTACCACCACCTGTTAAACCTGAACCAGCAACAACAGAAGTTATATCTCCAACTGTAGGTGTTTGAAAAGATGGTTGTGCTCCTGCACCTGCAGAAGTTAAAACTTGTCCAGCACTTCCTGTTGCTATTGCAACTGGATTTCCTGAAGCGTCATAAGAAATAATATTACCATCTGTACCTGATGCCATTTCGGCTAATCCAACAGCATTGTCAGCGATCTGGGCTGTGTCTATAGCATCGTCTGCCATTAAGGCATTCGTAATCTGATCGTTTGCAATGTGTGCTGTGTCTATTGAACCGTCAACGTATTGATTGCTGTCTACACTGTTCGCTGCCATTTTGGCAAGCGTCACATTAGAATCAGCTATTTTAGCTGTCGTAACATTTGCATCTACAATAGAAGCAGTTACTACAGCATTTGCTGCAAGCTGATCTGCACCTACTGCATCATCTGCTATCTTAGCTTGAGTTACATTATCGTCTACAATTGAAGCAGTCACTACAGCGTTTGCTGCAAGTTGGTCTGCACCTACTGCATCATCTGCTATCTTAGCTTGAGTCACTGCATCGTTTTGAATTTCTGCTGTTGCTACACCTAAATCTTTAATTGTTATTGCGCCAGAACTAGCAGCAAAGTTATCTGAACTAAATGATGCAGCTCCTTTAGCAGATGTAGAAGCGTCAGCTAAATTTAGTGTAACATCTCCTGATGTTCCACCACCTGATAAATTAGTACCTGCTACAACGGAAGTTATATCTCCAACTGTAGGCGTTTGAAAAGAAGGTACTGCACCCGCTCCCGCACTTGTTAAAACTTGTCCCGAACTACCAGTTGCTACTGCTACGGGATCTCCTGAAGCATCATATGAAATTATATTTCCATCAGTTCCTGGAGCCATTTTTGCTAATGTCACTGAGTCATCAGCTAATCTTGCGGAAGCTACTGATCCACTTGTTAAAGCAGTTGCATTTAATGCTGTTAAGTTAGATCCATTGTTTGCAACAATGTTTCCACTAGCATCTAGTATAACTGATTTAGATGCAGGAAGAGTACAAAAAACTTCTTTAGTTCCTGCAGAAAAGTTTACTGCACTATCAGAATTAGAAGAAGATATAATCGTAGTTCTAGCTAAAGTATCTGTACCTGCATCGGTTACGGTTCCTAATCCAACTTCAAATTCACCGTTTTGGTTTACTATAGCATAATAGGTAGTGTTAGAGTTACCAATTCCAGCAACAAATGTTTCAAAACCAGAAACTGCTCCTGCAAGATCAAAGGTTCCTGTACCAGTTGTCGTTGATGTTTCTTTTACTCTATCGTTTACTACCAAAGCCATATCTACTCCTTATAAAATTAAGCTAGTCTTAAAATCGCAGCAGATGTTGTGAATGCAGGAAACTGGATTGTAAATGTTCCAGATGTTGCAGTCTTGTCTCCACCAAAATCTAATACACATACTGCATCAGTAGTGTTTGAACCACCGTCAGTTGTCGTATTATAAATTAATGCACCTCTTGCAGTAAGAGTTACGTTTTGAAAACTTAGATCAGCAAAATCAGTTATTGCTACTGAAGATGAAACTTTAACTCCTTGATTTACAAGAGTTCCACCACCTGCAGTATAGTTTGATGAAGTTACTTCGGTGTTAGATCCACCTCCTGGATTTGTTGAATAGTTTGCTGTAGATTTTCCTAAAGTTGCACTACTTGTATACATTGCTAATTTATATGTATCAGATGATGTATCAAAATCGTGTTTACCTTGAAGTAATTCTTTTTTAAAAGAATCACAGATTGCGTTTGTTGTTATTGCCATAATAGTTCTCCTTAATAAACTTATGTATTAGGAGTAGGAGAAGGAACTTGTACTCTAGGTACTCCATCATCATACTCCGATCTTCTTCTTCTGCCCATTTGTTGTAGAGCAAAATTTTGTATCTCTTCATTATACTCTGTTTCATACAGGTTGTACATATCCATGGGACCTTTTAAGAATCTATAAGCTTCTGCTAAAACTCCATGCAGTAACATTGATTCTTGGTATGTTGATAGAAAAGTATTATTAGTTGAAGTGAATTTTGGGGGATCAATTATATAATTAATCTGTACCTGTAATGCTGAGCTAGGAGTTGGAGCTACTAAAGCAGTAAAATCATCCCAATTAGCCCAATACTTTGGTGTACCAGTTGAACCATCATTATTATATTCTGATATAAAACTAGTATCTCTTTTTTCTAAAAAAGTTCTGTTACCACTACCATCTATTACTTGAATTGATCTTACAATCATAGCATCCGAAGGTAGAGTTATGTATCTATTCGATGATGTAAAATTTGATGTAGCATATTTTCTTAAATCGTCATAATCAACCTTACCTGCAACACCTAATTCAACAGATCGAATAAAATCCTGTATTATAGCATCTGTTAAAACATTAGCATCAACTTCTGTATAATTTCTAATTTGTGTAAGAAAAGCTGAGTGTGTAATAGCCATTATGAAATACTAACCTCCACAGAACCTATAGATGAAATAAGTTCTCTTCTTCTATTTTGTAATGATGGATCTTCGGGAACCATACTATGTATAGTGGTTGTAATTCCATTTGAAGTAACATTAAATTCTTGTGTTTTAAAAGCAAAATCTCCAGGTAAAGAAAGATTTGCTACACCCACATGAATACCACCAGAATCTGAAACTGTTTGATCGTTTAAAAATTCTTGAGTAGGTTGTTGAAACTTCATTACTCTAGGATTTTGTAAAGCTACAGCATCTGCTTTATGATATGGAGGATCTAACTGTGGGTGTTTTGATTCAAATTCTGTTATGTGAACTAAAGAACCGTTCCACTCTTTTACCATTTCTTTGTATGGAAAAGCCATTCCAGATCTATCAGAAATAGCTTTTGATCTTTTTCCCGAAGCAAAACTCATTATGCGCCTCCAGGAAAGTATGATTGAGGTGATATATAAACTGAAGTTCTAGAGCCGTCTTCATTTAATGCTCTAATTAATTCATCCTCATATAATTGTTTTAATAATTGTATTCTGTCTGGTGCTCTTTTTTGTGCTAAATAATATGCAAGACCAGAACACATACAAGGTAAAAATCTATAAGCGACATCAGCTGTTTTTGTAAAACCACCTGCATCTTCAATTCTATTAATTGTATAAAATTTTAATGTTGTAAAAGTTGTTGCATCCGGTGCAAGATATAAACTTATAGTTGGTGTTGTTTGTCTATCAACATAATACTGTGATGGTTGTCCTGTTTGTAATTTATTTGGAAGTGCAGCATAAGCTGATCTATCAATTTTTGTTAACGATATATCATTTGTTGATGAAGTGTTGCCTGCTGCGTTTGTTGTAGATATATATGCTTCAAGGACATCGTTTACATCACCGTCTACTGTATAAGTAGCGGTACCAGCAACCAAAGCTTTTTCATTAAGTTCAACTTTCCAAAGGTGAATACCTCTGTTGCCCCACTCTGAAAATAAAAGATTTAAACTTCTTCTTGCGCTACGTAAGTCATTTCCACTATTAGTCCGCATACCACATCGTTCGTATGCTTCTTCAATAATGTCATCGATCTGAAGATCGAATGATGTAGTTCCTGATGTAGCCATAATTCATTACATTATATC